TGCAAAGTCTAATTTGTATGATAAAAGACCTATGCTAGGAATAGTCAAATAACGTTGAATATCAACGCAATCTAATATAATCTGGAGGTCTATGCTACAAAAGATAGGGTTTGCGCCTGGAATCAACAAACAAATTACTGCGACAGCTGCTGAAGGTCAGTGGATAGACTGTGATAATGTTCGTTTTAGATATGACACACCTGAAAAGATAGGTGGTTGGTCACAGCTTGGAGCAGATAATGTTACTGGTGCTGCAAGAGGCATGCATCAATTTATTAATAGTCAAAGTATTAAGTATTCCATTATTGGAACAAATAGAATTTTATACGCTTATTCAGGTGGTGTGTTCTACGACATACATCCTATTAAATCTACAAACACACTTACTAACGCTTTTAGCACGACTAACGGATCAGCTGAAGTTACCATAAACTTTTCTGGTGATCACGGTATACAAGCAGGGGATATAGTTTTACTAGATAACTTTTCAGCTATCACAAACTCAAACTTTGGTGCATCTGATTTTGATGACATAAGATTTATGGCAACAACAGTGCCATCATCGAGCACAATTACTATTACGATGCCATCTAATGAAACAGGATCTGGTGCTACACAATCAGGTGGTATTAGAGTTCAACATTACTATAGAGTAGGACCAGCTGTTCAAGCACAAGGACTTGGTTGGTCACTTGGAACTTGGGGCGGAGAAGCAGTAGGAGCATACACAACAGTCTTATCATCAGACATATCTGCGGCTGCTACGAGTATAACAGTAAACGATGCATCGCAGTTACCAAGTTCTGGAACTAACTTTATAAAAATTGGAACAGAAGAAATCTCTTACACAGGTATATCTACAAACACACTTACAGGCGTAACAAGAGGTGTGAGAAACACCACAGCCGCATCACACACTGCAGGTGATACAGTTACAAATACGTCTGACTTTGTAGCTTGGGGTGAGGCAGCATCTGGTGACTTAGTCTTGGAACCTGGATCATGGTCCTTAGACAACTTTGGTGATAAAGCTATTTGTCTAATCGCTGATGGTGAAGTTTTTGAATGGAACTCTGCAGCAACAAATGCTACATCTAATAGAGCAACTATCATTTCAGGTGCACCTACAGCATCAAGACACATGCTTGTATCAACACCGGATAGACACTTAGTATTCTTTGGAACAGAAACCACGATTGGTGATAAGACAACACAAGACGATATGTTTGTAAGATTCTCTGACCAAGAAGATATTAATACTTATACACCTACAGCAACCAATACAGCTGGTACACAGAGACTGGCCGACGGATCACGGATCATGGGAGCTATCAGAGGTAGAGATGCAATTTATGTTTACACAGACACAGCTTTATTCCTACAAAGATTCGTAGGTCAACCATTTACATTTGCTTTCGTACAGGTTGGAACGAACTGTGGACTAGCAGGTAAGAATGCAGTGGTTGAGGTGGATGGTGCAGCATACTGGCTATCTGAAAATGGTTTCTTTAAATATGCTGGTGCGCTTGAAACATTACCATGTTTAGTAGAAGATTTTGTTTATGATGATATTAATTTAGATTCTGGTAACCAAATGATTACAGCGGGTCTTAATAATTTGTTTGGTGAAATTATGTGGTTTTATCCATCTGCAACTTCAGGTGTAGTTAATAAAATGGTTTGTTATAATTATCAAGACTCATCACCACAAAGACCAATATGGACAATAGGAACATTAGCCAGAACTGTCTGGAAAGACTCTGCAATTTTTGGTAAACCTCATGCTTTAGAATATGATGCAAATAGCACAGAGCCTGCTACTTCATCAACTTATGTGCAAGGAAACACAGACGGCATCTCCACATACTATCAACACGAGACAGGCACAGATCAAGTTAAAGGTGGAACAGTTTCAGCAATTACAGCAAATATATTATCAGGTGATTTTGATATTACTCAACAACAGCCAGGTGTTGCAAATCTTAGAGGTGATGGTGAGTTTATTATGAAGGTTAGAAGATTTATTCCTGACTTTATATCTCAAACAGGTAATACTAGAGTGACTTTAAATTTAAAAAATTATTCAAATGATACAGCGTCTAGCTCATCACTTGGTCCTTTTGATATTAGTTCATCTACAACTAAAGTAGATACACGTGCAAGAGCAAGAGCCATAGCTTTAAAAGTAGAAAACACAAGTACAGCTCAAGATTGGAAGCTCGGCACATTTAGATTAGACATACAACCAGATGGTAGAAGATAATGGCAAAGATAGTACAAGTATTAACAAGACCAGCACAAACATACAGGCAAGACGTTGCTGATGCACAAGTTAGAGATCTTGACGGTATTATACAAAAATTAAATACAACGTATCAACAAGAGTTAAAAGATGAGATGGAAGCAGAAAGCTTCTTTATAAATTAATGGCAAACAGTTTTATAAATAAAAAAGCAGATCTAACGACTACAAATCTTACAACACTATATACAGTGCCTTCGTTTAAAACTGCTGTAGTTAAATCAATTTTAGTATCTGAAGATGCAGGATCAGGAGCTAATATAACAGTGACTTTAGTGGACGCATCGTCTAATATATTTAGCTTATTTAAAAGCAAAACTATATCTTCAAATACTACAACAGAGCTGTTAACACAGCCTC